GATGGTAGCACATGGGTATATGAGTGCTACGTAGCAGAAGGCTTCCAGGGTTCTTATATTCCTTGTGAGTATTTGCTCCCAGGCCGTCAGGTAGACCGTATCGGTTCTGCATACGAGGAGTATAGTGATGAGGCAGATATCATCAACTATCAGACTCCATTTAAGATGCGTAATAGCTTGATGACTATGCGTCTTACTTACGATATCACTGGTGATGCTTACTCTACAGTATTGGCTATCGCTTTGACTGATCCTGAGACAGGTAAGAAGTCTTATTTGTGGTCTGACTATCAGTATTGGAAGGCTCTTCGCGAGTGGAAGAAGAGAGAGGAGAAGCAGTTGCTGTTCGCTCACTCTAACCGTAATGCAGATGGTACTTATAATTTGAAGGGTACTAATGGTCGTTTCGTTCCAATCTCTGCAGGTTTGTTCGAGCAAATTGCTCCAGCCAACGTACGTTACTACACAAAGCTGACTACAGAGTTGTTCGAGGATTACTTGTTTGATCTCTGCTACAATATCATCGGTACTAACGAGCGTAAGTTTGTTGCTTTGACTGGCGAGATGGGTATTAGAGAGTTCGACCGTATCCTCAAGGAGAAGGCGGCTAGCTTCAACATGATTGACACACACTTTATTACAGGTTCTGGTCAGAACTTAACCCTTGGTGGTCAGTTTACTACATATCAGATGACCAATGGTATTGAGTTGACAGTTAAACGCTGTGCTATGTTTGATAATATGGAAATGTTCCGTCAACTTCACCCATTGACAGGTAAACCATTGATGTCTTACACATTCTTGTTCGTTGACCTTGGCCGTCGTGATGGTCAGGCTAACATCGTTAAGGTATGTCGTAAGGGTCGTGAGTTTGTGCAGTGGTGTACTGGTGGTTCCGTATTGCCTAATGGCTATGCAAATAACATCAATACTATGCGTTCTAATAGCCGCGATGGTTACCAGGTACACTTCCTCGGCGAGGAGGGTATCATGTTGAGAAACCCATTGTCTTGCGGTATCTTGTACTGTGACGCTGAAGACCAGGAGTCTATCGCAGTTGAGAACAGAGCAGCCGAACTCTAATATTATATATTAAAATTTACAATGTTCAACCCCGTCCTTAGTGGGCGGGAGATTGGCATTGCAACAACTAATTGAAAAATTATGGTAGTTGAATTAAAGATTAGAAAGAAAAATCCCTGGGCTGGATTATTGAAGTATAAGCATTGTTTTGATTACATTGCTCCTTATTATACCAGATCCGGGTCGATATACACAGGTTTAACACCTGAGGATGAAAAGAAATTTGAAAAGGAGCTTGGCTATCCAGAAGGCCATCTCTCTAAAAATTCACCATTCTGGCTTACATTTAGTGTTAAAGTAGGAGCAAAAAGCACTATCCTTGATGATTCTTTTCCTCGTCAAGCTATGATTATTAAATTCCTTGAAGGGCATAAAAGAGTAGCTACATCACTTGACAAGCTTAATGCTGGCAAGGATTATTTGTTAATCAATCGTCAAGCTGAAGCTATTGAGAAGAATAAGATTAACAAGCTTCGTAGAGACGCTATCATCGCGTTTGGTAAGTTGTCGCTTGAAGAGATGCGTAAATGCCTTAGATTATTTGGCGTTACAGCTGATACAATGTCTAATGAACTTGTTGAGTCTACATTATTCTCCTTGGTTGATAAACAGCCTAAGAACTTCTTCGATAAATGGGTTAATAATAAGACAAAAGAAACAGAGTTCTTGATTGAGAGTGCAATTGCTAAAGGTATTATCCGCAAGGATAGGACGCAATATTATTATGGTTCAGAGATGCTTGCAGATTCATTACAAGACTGTATTGCATATTTGGACGCAAAGAAAAATCAAGACTTAAAGATCTCAATCATGAACCAGGTTGAGAATAAATAATAAAACTAACGACGTATGACGCACAGTGATATTTATACTAAGTTTATGATTGAATATGACAAGGCAAATATAACTTCGTCATATCCGTCGCTAACTGAATATGAGATTGCTACAATATTAGATAAAGCGTACTTAGCTTTAATAGCTCAAAAATTAACAGGAAATAACCAACGAAGGTCAGCTTTTGAATCTGATGTTAAAGCAATTGAAGATTTAAGACCGCTAATTAAACGAGCCTCATTACATGGGGAGCATAGCAGTACTGTCACAAATGAATATATTTACAATATAAATTTATAGGATTATTTATATTATGTGTCTAGTATTATATCGTTAAATGCCAACAATAGTTCAATTGATAATTAGAAGCACATAATACAACACGTAGATCTTATATCGCATGACAGTGCTAATAAATTTAAATCTACATCGACTAATCTACCTTGGGTTAAAAACCCTGTATGTTATATAGATAGTAATGTTATACATGTTTTAATTGATCCGTATGACGTTAAAAGCAATGAAGGCGATATGTTACTAGATTTAACATATATAAAGGCTCCAGCGAAATTTATAAAAGGAACTAGTCTTGTTGATTTTGGGGATACAGAACTAGAAATAAACGACACAATGGCTGAAGAGCTTGTTAACTTAGCGATTATAATGTCTACTGAGATTGTAGAATCCAGTAGATTATCTACTAAATTAAATACTAGACCACTAGAATCATGACGCAAGAACAAACTAGAAAACTTGGTATAGAGTTTGAAAGAAGAATAATAGAAATGTATCCGCAATTTGCTTTATAGGAAAAACTAGACACGGATACAATATATTCGTTTTTAAGTGAATATCAATCCTAGTACGTCAAGACTCTGTATATAACAGAAGGTCAAACACAAAGTGGTACTAGGCAAGATAATAAAATCCACGATATATTATCTAAGCTTATTAGACATGAGGATATCAAGCCTTCAAATGAAATAGATAATTGCCAGTTAGAGTTTGTACTTCCAGCTGACTACTCTATGTACATTACATCGTATAGCGTCGTGGATAGAACTTATAAAAGTAATAAAACTTTAGAAACTCCACTATATCTTGATAATGTTACAATTAAACAAGATATAGCTGTTAGATTTTTAGATGTAGCATATAACTAGAAAGGAATTTTACAGAAACCTTTAGTTATATTAGATTAGGCTAATCAAAGTAGCACTATTAGGCTTATACATGATACGTACACTCATATATCAAATATAAATCTTACATATTATTGTTCACCATATGCATTTAATGTAATGAAGTTTAATGATAAAGACATGTCTGTTGGAGCAGTTCATAGTTACTGCGAGCTTCCTTATAGTTGTTTTGAAGATATAGTGTCTGGTGCAGTAGATATGTATATAACTTAGTATAAGTTCAGGTTGCAGCTTGGAAATAAATAGCAACAATAGCAACAACAAAGACAAGAATAGGAGGATAAACAATGAGATATATAGATATATTGGTTGGACTTGAAAGGGAAATTAATAAATTCGACGACCCAGTGCAAAAGCCTTCTACCGACGAATCATTGTTTTGGCTTAATTAGGCTGTTGCTAAATTTGTAAAAGTTAGGTTTAATGGAGATATTGTTCATGGAACATCGTATGAACAAAACGAAAAGCGTAGGAATGATTTAATTAAGCTCTACAATACTATTAGTTATCAAAATGATAATATGTAGATAGATGAATCAGAGCCATCTTATACGTCATATTATGTACAATATCCTGATGATTTCATGTTTGCTTTAAACGAAGATGTAATTATATCTGATTTGCAAAACCACAATAAGATTAATACATGTATGTTTGAGTGCACACAGGATAGTTTTATGTACAGAGTAACAAATAGTTTAACAGACTTCCATTATAGATATCACAGAGCTAGACCTTTAAGAGTTCGTGTTAATGATGGATGCAAACTATTAACAGATAAGAATTATAAGATATATAAATATTCATTAGGATATCTTCGTAAGCCTAAAGAAATAACACTCGAAAAGCCATATGATGAGTACAATGATTTCGAGGATATTATAATGCCTGAGATAATTAAAATAGCAGCATAGATGTATCTTGAAAATAAGAAAGATGAAAGATATAGAACTATAACTCAGGAAGTTAGTACTCAAGAATAAAAGCTACGCTACTACGTAGCTCAGAATAATTTTAACGTGGAAAGCCCGGCTGGTTAGGTCCTGTATTATTAGGTGGGGTGAGTAGAAAAAATTAATATATTATGATTACATATGTAAATACCGTATTGGTATCAAATAAGGGTGGCGATAAGCTCGCTACAAAGGAAGAGCTTGCAGGCAAGCAAAAGAAAGAGGAACTTAAAGATTTGGTTGGTAAGCTCGTATTTATGAACTGCGATCCAGCCGCTCAGGATGGTTCAGCTGTTGAAGACATTTATGCGGTTGACGAGAACTGTGATAGATTTAAGATTGGTGTTATTACAAGTGATAGTTTTCAGAAGGCAGATAAGATGGGTAATGTAACATATATTCCTGTTGTTAAGTGGTCAAATATTATCAATGCAGCTGATGTTAAGTCTATTACAAAGCTTGATTATAAGGATGATACAGAGGATACAATCTCAATTGATTTCTCTACAATTCCTGCAGAGACATTAGATATTCTTGCAGCAGGTGGGTGTCCTGTAGTTCTTCGTCTTACTTTCAAGGATATGCCTATGCGTTATCGTAAGTGGACAGAATCTTATAGCTATGTAACAATGCCTGGTGATGGTATCCAAAATATCATGCAGGGTCTTGTTAAGGATATCGTACGTGCTTCAAAACGCCAGCGTGTATATGCAAAGATTAATGGTACAAAACTTGTGCTTGAGGCTATGAAGTACGACGATGACGAACAGCCTGTAACGGAGAATCTTTATGCTAAGGTTCGTTTTGATGCAAATGCATATTGGATGAACCCACAGGCTCCAGGTTGGGCAGCTAATAACAAGTATGATCTTGGTGTTAAGTTTGTTAAGCAGGAAGGTGTAACTTATCCAGCTTCTGCAAAGCTTGTACGTGATCGCGAGCGTTCAGCATTTGATTATCAGGGTGTACTTCATCGTTGCTGCTGGTTTGATCCACAGCCTAAGATGGTTACAAATATTGATAACCACTATGGTGGTATTACCATCGAGTTCGAGAACCAGTATCGTACAGCTGACGATCTCTGGCGTAGAACAAAACAGACAGTAGAGATTTACGCTTCTAACAACGGTACTGAAATTGCTGCAGCTGAAATCGGCGAAGGTATTTTGGCTAAGTTGAGTAAGATTGTCGCTGCTCGTCAAAACATTGCTAACCCAATTAGCAATTCAACTGCGTACGACGGTACAAAGTATTAATTTAAATGCCGGGGTGAGGTTATTGCCTCATCTCGGTTTTTTGTTTTTAAACATATTATAATATGCAGAAAATTAGAATTGGAAACGATATTAGATTAAATCTAACTCTTCGTGGTCCTAGAACGTATGATTAGGCTAGTATCAAAAAGCTAGCATGTTATTTGATTAATACATCAGTAGCAGATTTTTACACAGGTGAAACTTGCTGTAATGATCCACACATGTACGGTCATCCATGTTTTAACAGATGTGGCTGTCCTACATATCATGTGGAGCCATGGTGCGGAAGACCATATCATCATGATTGCAGATTAAGTGGTAGAGGTTGTAATCCTTGCGCAGGAGCTCCTTGTATGCCGCCGGCATATAACAAACCATTTGATAGAGTACTTGCTGGATATGATGACAAATTCTGTTATACAGCTTATTCAAAGGTATTACCTAAAGCTAATAGTATTCAGTGCTACTTCCCAGCTACAGACCAACTCTTCTGTGGTGTATACAAATTAGTTGTTGTAGCAGAAATGTATGAACCAGGTTGGGGTAAGACAGACCTTCATACATACACAATGGATTACGGTGAGGTACTTATGCTTGTAAATGATAATACAGGCGCTAGTGGTGATATTACGCTTGATGTTGATAAAGACGATATTCTTAATAAGAATATCATTGATATTAGAGTTAAGACTCATGACTTGTATTTGTACGGCGGTAATCAGATTAGACTTGGCGAGCAGGATAAGAAAGATCATTATTACATTATTGAGGTAGAGCTTGAGAATGGTTCTGTACTCGAATATACTCCTAGCAATTGGCCTTATGAGAAACTTCAGTTCGTCGCTACAAAGTCTAGTGTCATTTCCATTGAGGAAGAGACAGGAATTATTAGGGCAATTAATCAGGAAGAAACAGATAGTACATATGTGACAGTTAAAGCTAAGAATAACGACATTACTACAGGATTTAATGTAACTGTTGTCGGTGGAGATTACGATTACATTGGTTATCTTCCTGTTAGACCTTTTGCGGCTAATGTTGAGAGTGATACAGAAAACGGATTTGATAGAACTGATCAATCTTACGAAAATAATAGTCAAGAATATTATACAGCTACTGGCGTAGAATCTGTTAATACAGACAATCTTAAGAAGGTAGATGATCTAACAAAGCCTGTACAGGTAGAGAACACAAGAGATGGACAGTATCTTTGGATTGTTACACGTAGACCTATTGCTTATGCTGCAAACATCACAGATAATGGTACAACAGATCTTAACTCAGCTATATATGTACCTCTCACAAAGTATCAGCAGAAACTGAATGATAGCAAGTATTATTATTGCTGTCCTAACCCAATGAGCGCTAATACTAAGTCTGGTGGAGATATTTTCTATATTAAACTTGAAGCTTAATAATTATGGAAGCAAAGAAAGAAGATATTAAAATATACGGCAAGCTTGTGAATGTTACAACAGAAAATGTTGTCGCTGATGCTGAATAGATCTGGGACTCTTATTACAAAAAAGACTAGACGTCTGTAAACAGATCTATGCGCGATGATTTTACAAAGTTTGCTAAGAACCCTACTTTCGAGTCGGCAGTATTTACTGGTGATTCTACGTTCTAGGGTAACATGTCTGTAGATAAGTCTCTTTCTGTTAAAGGTTCTTCTACGTTTCAGGATTAGGCTACATTCAATGGTACTATTAGAGCTCATGGCACTCCTAATGGATTAGTTGTTGACCATAAGATTATTACAAACGATATTGAAGTAATGGGTACATTCCAGGCGCTTAATATTGATACAAACAATCTAGTTGTTCACAACTTGTTGAAGGTAGAGAATGGTGGTTTATTTAGAGTAGATGGTGATACCGTACTTAACAACCTATCTGTTAGTGGTAATCTTGATGTACCTAATGCTACTACAGCTAAATATGGTAGTGTGAGATTAGCTACATCACCATCAGGCTAGGCTAGTACTGATGTAATCACTGTTAGCCTTGTTAAGAGCCTATTGCAGTACGTATTACCTACATCATCTGAAAATAATATTCTTATCTATAGTAATGGTAAATGGATTACTTCTGCTGTAGATTAGGTGATTAATGGTAATGAGTCTATAAACAATCACATTAAGAGTATTACAACTAATACTTCTTATACTAAGTCTGAAGTATATGCTAAGGGTGATGTATATAATAAGTCAGAGATTGATGACAAGTTATCTCAGATAAATAATAATACATATACTAAGCAAGATGTGTATACAAAGGGTTAGACTTATAGCAAAGCAGAAGTTACTTAGCTGTTATCAGACTTAAAGGATTCTATACTTAAGGAATATAAGGATAGCTGTTTGTGGGAGAAAGATGGCACAGAATATATCAAGCCTAAGGATAGCAAACAAGTTAAAGCTACACATGTTATTAAAATGGCTTAACAAAGGAGGTATTTATGAATGAATCAAGTTACAAGCATAATTATGAATACCTCTCTATTGAGGAAGCTAAAGCTATTATAAACGGTACATTTGTGCAAGGCTCTACCAGTATTGGTGGAGAACTTGCTACAAAGTCTGATATAGATTCATTGCTTGATGCAGCAGGCAAACATATGACATCTATTGTTGCTGGAGATAACAATGAATATGTATGTTATTTTGAATGGGCTAGTAATAGGATTGACCCTACTGGAGTTCATGTTACAAACATTATTTTGCAAGTTGGCTCAAATTAGAAGATATCATATGAATTAACACCATCTAACGCTACAGTTGACTCTTGTGTATACGAAATAACTAGTGGGTCAGAATACATACATATAACAGATGGTGTTATTTATGCTGACGCGGTTGGTGAAGCTACTTGCAAAATAACTATAAACGGAAATATTGCGAATACGTTTACAATTTCTGTTATAAAAGGCAATTCAGAAAGAATGAGTGGAGACGTATTTATAATTAGGAGACCAAGTTCTGGAAGTTAGGTTATTATAGATTTACACTCTCCTGAATATTGTTATAACTTTAGCTCGTGGAGACCAGGTAATAATAACGGAATGATATACCCACATGTTTATTGTGATAAACTTGATACAATATGGTGGGGGACAAAAACTTCTCAAATAATTATAGATATAGACGCTATAAGAAAAACATATTAGAGTATTAAAAATAAGCCATCTTTACAAAAAAATAGAACAATAGAAGATGCGTGCAAACTTAACGACGGACATTACGCTTATATTTACTTATATGCAGATAACTATGCTGATAGCAGTATGTTAAATAAAGTTTATACAGTTCCTTGTAGAGCTTATAAAAAATCAAGTAATTCTAGCATTTCGTTTGATAGCGTTAATAGATATGTTAAATTAAATGGATACACAGCGACAGGTGATGTTAAAAACATTAATTATTTAGTTTACGGAAGTTTGATAGACAATACAATTTGGAAAGAAAACGACGTTATTTCTGATTGGGCCTCGAGTAATGGAGAGAAAAAATATTCAGATTATTTTACAAGATGCGGGACACTGTATGCGTACATATAGATTGATTTGGACAGTACTGGCGATACATCGGTATTTAATTTCGTATCATTTGGTGATGGATATTTTGACAAAGGTTATAATTTCGATAAAGACAATATTGAAATAAACAATATGTCTATAGATACTACTACTAATAGTTTAAACGTAGATGGAGATAATGTGGAGTTAAATATAACTGTAAATAAAATAAATGGTTCTGCCGATGTATCAAAGCTAACCGGCGCTATGTT